CATTTATAGCGTTTCCGCCTCACAATCTAAACGTGGCCTAGGCTACGCAAAGATGAAAAACTGTGGTGTCAAGTACTCACACCACAGGCCTACTCGGAACATTCGAGTAGAGGTCCTCGTCTTACGACGAAACGCAAACTCCGGGCTGCCGTTCTGGGAAGAACGTTGGCCGCGTAGTAAGCCATACATCTGTACTGAGGAAGGAGGATGCCGATCGTCCGTAAGGGCAGTCGATACGTACTCCAACCAGGTCCAGGTTTGGATCCCTTTGCACCACTTCGAGAATCTACTAGCCTGAAAAACCGGCATAGAGACTTCAAGAGCGGTGTCCGGAGGTCCTGCAAAAGGTCTACAGAGAACATCCCCATAAGGGATGAACGCTGTCGCGTAAGCAATCGCTCCAACCGGAACGAAAAACTTATTACCGCGAAGACCGTTTGCGACCTTGTAAATGTCCCGATCAGTCAGCGGGACAAAGTCAAGGTTGTATGGCCGCACGTTAATGCTGTTGAAATAATCTGCTCCGCAACTCTCCCGGAAAGGCCCAAACAAAAAGGTCTTGTCAGTATTAGTTGAGAATCCATAGAACTTAAGGATCTCAATTACCAAGAGAGCTGATCGCTGACGTACAATGATATCATCACCGTAGACTCGAAATTCTGAGTCACCAGTGACGGTACCAACAGCGTACGCTATAGACGCAAATATCAGCGTTTCTAGCGGGAAGCAGAACCCGTTTCCCATACTAACAAACTTATGAAAACGCCCACTACCCCATTCACTTTCGTAATTAGGGGAACGAAGGTTGTTCAGTAAGTCAAACCAATCTGGCGGCAGCAAATCACGAACAGTCTCGATTGAAAGACTATCCGATGCGGCCGACAGATCAATTGTGGAAAACGAGTTAAAACCGCCGGCACTGCCTTGCTTCGCGAGAAGCTGGTTCAGTTCCTGATTTTCTAAATCCAGTCCAATGTGGCGGAGCTTCTTGCGAAGCTCTAAATCCACACCTTTTTGGACATATCCATTCAATAGCGGTTCTATCGCGATGGTGCGGTGCACCTTCGCAGTTTTCGGGACCATTATTATTTTGTTCGCGTTACGTACTTCGATCTGGCTACTAAAAAGATCCTGAAAGGAAACAGGGTCGTAGCAGACTATCTCCCGCTTTTGGAGATATTCCCAGATATGATGGTCACCCATCATAGCAGATCTTGAATAACAGGCACCGACAGCGGTGGTGGACCATTTCTCAGCACATAGCTTTGCAGCCTTGTGCGTGGCCTCACCATGAACGCCTAACGATGCCCCTGGTCCAAAGTCACAGCCTTCATAGATCTTGGGAAGATTGGGCTCTCGCCCAATAACCCCTTCGATCCAGACCCTAGCCACCTCGCGTAAAGCGTTGTGACGAGGCACCCTTGGGTACACTTTCTTTTCGGCTATCAGCCGTTGGTTAGTGCGCTTACAGGAATGCTCAGCAGCAAGGAATTTCTTCCAAGCTGTTGCTTCGGGTGTAAGAGAGGGATCCTCGAAAGGAACCTTCTTAACTAAGGCCGCAAGCTGGTTCATGACAAAATGTTCTGTCACGTCGGTATACACAGTTTCACCGATAGAACCAGCTAATTGAACTGCCGCTCCATAAGAGCGGCTCCGTAGATTTCCTATGAGTTTGGAAACCAATGGATGTTCAGCGACGTTGCAGGACTGGGCGAAAGACTCGACCAAACCACTATGAAACTTGAGTGGGTTGGTAAGTCGCGTGGCACTACGTTGTAGCAGGCTTTGCACTCGGGGTTTCATTGCGATTCTCCTTGGTTATGCTTCACATGAATAGACGAAGAATTTCGGCTATCCATTCAATAAGCAGGCGGCAGTCCATGTTAATAGACTACTTCCAGCTTCTTGTTCAGCGCAGTAGTATTGGCGATTTCAAGTGCCAAGTAACTTGCTGCGTCGGCGAGCATAATAGCAATATCCGCATCTGTCATCCCAACCGGAAAACTTCCCGATTGATTGTAGATTGCGTCTGCTTTCGTAATACCATCCGCCAAAGTTACTGTACGTACCTGCTTGTATGCAGGGCGCGCCACTCCAGCAAATCCAGTAACGGGTTTAGGGTAAACACGCTTAAGCTCGATCGTATCTTTGATCGAAAGCGTGTTCCCCGGGCCCGTATAGGTGACTGCGTCAGGAGTGGTTCGTGCGGCTTTGTAGGTTTTGGTACTGATAGTAATAGGCATTAAAGTCTAATCCTAAGTAGTTGCTGCGTTAAGAGACTAAGAGCTGACAAAGTCGGGACCCGGTTCAATGTAAAATTGAACGTAAGGCCCATAGACAATGCCAGATTGGAAGGAATACGTGTATATGTCTCATAAATACACGAATCCGTGTCCGAGCAACCTTGAGTCACAATCCAGGGCGATGTGGTGGTACAAGAGGTAACTAGTCTTGTAACACTCACCGTTTCCTTAACTGTAATCCACTGTGCTAGGAACTCGTTAGAGCAACTGGCAACGACGGCCTCAATAAGTTGGCCGACATTCGAAAACCAATCAATGACAAAGGACCAAGGAAGTAATTCCCATGCAGCCGC